ATTATCAATTCGCAGTGAACACTGCAAAAAAGGAAAAGCCTACTAGTTGTCTAGTAGGCTTATTAGTTATATGTCATCACCAAATTCCATATAACTATAATAGTCTTCTTCTGGTATTTCAGCTTCTATAGACTCACCAAATCTATAGTGATTATAAAACAAACGCTCTTCTAATTCTGGAACTGGCACGTTGTTCCAAAACCTGTTTATTTCTAATGCTGTTTTCAAATTATAAGTTTTACCATTTATACGAAGCCTATCAATATCTTTTTTATACTTAGGATTACTAAAACAATAGACAGTATAATGTTTTTTCTTAATAGTTATATAGTGCGTATTATAGATAGTATCTAACTGTCTAAACTTAAGAAATCTATTTAAAGATTCTTTAGTGTTTACACTACTATCATAAACAAAAAAGACCTTATCTTCTAAATAAGGTCTATTCTTATCACTAGTAAACGCATTAACAAAACCACTTTCTACTGTTAAATCTTCCCAAGTAATATTATCGTTACATAACGGAGCTATATATATACTCACATCATTCAAGTTCTTCAGTTCCATCTTCTTCGTAATATTTACGAGTGTGGTCCCAATTACCTGTCTGATAATGATATGATATTTCTGCTAAGGTATTTGCTATTAGGTCTTTGCGATCCAATAACTCTTTCTCATTTAACATATTAAAAACACGTACTTCATTATTACCATTACTCTGAATAGCAATAATATATGCTTCTAAATCATATTCTTCTATATCATAACCTTCTTCCTTGAAATACCAAGTAAGAGCTAATATATAGAATGCTATCTGTCTATAATAATCATATTCTTCTACAGAATGTTTGAAATTATAAACATCAGCAGTTGTTTTTAAGTCAATTAATGTGATCTTTCTATTACAATGGTCAATCTTGACTCTATCTAATAGTGACTTACAAGATACATTTTCTTTTGTATATTCCCAGTTTATATGAAACTCATTATTACATTCTAAACCAGGCTGATTTGTAAGTAACTCACTTGCTTTTTTATGATTATCTATGTTTTCCTTAATACGTCTAAGCATAGTTATATCAGCAAATGATATTACTGTTTTGTTAGCTTTTTCAAGTTTTAAGTATGAAATATATTCTCCGAACGAATCAACTATCTGTTTAGCTTCTTCTAGTTTTTTCTCATTAGATTTACTATTACTATAAGCTTTATTATAGCTATTAAGCAATAATTTATCATTATCTTCTAGAGGATTTACAGCTAATTCTTGAACATATTCTATACATAAAGTTTTTTGTTGACTTACTTTAGGTACTACAAAATCTAAGATTATATAGTTATCCCAAAATTCATCAGGTTGAAGTAGGTACATATGTATCATAGTTCCTTTATCAAGATACTTTCCACTAATACCTTCTTCTTTACCATCAAGCATATCCTTGAGGTAGCGCGGTCCTTTCTTCAAAAACCATCCAATTGCTGAATTTGATATTCGCGTGTTATCTTCATAATACGGAATTTCTATTTTCATGCTGCTGTTTTTGTTTCTTCAAATACGTTACTATCTACAATGAAATCTTCTTCCATTATATTAGTGTCAGTAACAAAGTTTCCTGAAGTATCCCATTCAACTTCATCTTCCTTTACAGGAATTTCTGCACGTAGTTCTTCTGAGTAATCTTGTATAAGACTGCTCAATTGATTAGAAAATTCTAGAGTTTGTGTTAAATTGGATATTGTTTGTAATCGTAGAAGAATCTCATCTATGATCTCTTGTCTTTTGTCTCCAGTCATAATATCTATTGTTACTATTTTTAAGCCTTTTTTAAAGTTATACCAATCATCTAGTATAGAGCAATTATGTTGCCCTAGATGTCCGTATGATATACCATCATGCCAATGTCCAAACAAATGATGTTTGTACTTTCCATAACTATAATAATATAGTTTATCATTATAATTAGGATTATCATGAGTAAGTAGTATATCACATTTAGGTATTTTTTCGAATGGATTCTCATCTATTTCATCAGTAGGATATTCAAATGCCCATCTACCTTCTTGAAACTCAATAGGTTGTATCCAAGGAGTTCCATAGAAGGTTATACCTTCATATGTATATGACTCATCCACTAAGAATCTTACTTTTCTATTAGTATAAAGTTCGTAGTCTTCTACAAAACTTTCCCATTCATCTCCTAACTTACTTTCTATGTAAAAGTCATGATTACCGGGCACTACTAATATTTTTTTACAAGGTAGTTTATCTACCCATTTTGCAAACCGTGTCTGCCACCACTTTAGTGAAGCATCCATAGATCTTTGCTCATTTAATGGAATTATATCTCCACAAATGCACAAAACGTCACATTCAGGAATCCCATTATAGAGATTCCCATGTATGTCACTAATTCCACATATTTTCATATTGTAAGGATTTAGTAAGTTTGTATATAAGTATTGAATAAAATAGTATCATTAGAATAGATCTTCTTCATCATCATTAGAATTACTTGTTCCTGTTCTTATCACTCCGTTTAAGCTAAGATTCATATCTTTTGCTAATTTATCTAATGGAATATCTTCGAAGAGAACAACTTCATCTAAGAATGCTGAAATATTATCGAATGATTTAACTTCCATGTGTTCGATGATGAAGTTTACAACTTCATCTATGTTCTTTACTCCTTTATCTTCTGCCATATAGCGTACAAATACAGAATTAGAGTTTGCTTCATATTCTTTGAAATAACGAACACGTGAACAACGATCAAAGAAGTTATCATCTATTTCATCTGTTTTATTACAGGTCATCAATACTAGTTTCTTTGATGTAGCTTCTACACCATCTAAGAATCCTAACAGATCCTTAGTTTCCCACCAATAACTATTCTTCTCAATTTCGTCAAACATAACTACTACAGGAGTAGTAAAATGTTTAAAGAAACTAGTGAGTTTATTAGCAGGATAGTCGTTTGCGACTATAATAATAGGTAGATTACTTTCTAAGGCAATACGTTTAGAGAGCATTGTTTTGCCTGTGCCTTTAGTACCAGCAAGCAATATACCTGTTGTCTTTCCAGAATTTTCAGAATTAAAATAATCAAGTACACGTTTGATAAATTTATTATCTTCTTCTAGTTCATATAATTTCTTTGGCATGTTCAAATCTCCATTCTCTTTGAGATAAGATCTTCCCTGCATTCTATCATACTCTAGATCGTATACTTTATTATTTAAGAGTTCATAAGAAATACCTTCTAACTTAGGTTTAACTGTAATCTCATTTCCGATCTTAATAAATTCTGCCATAACTGTAAGTTTTTATGTTTTTAACTTGTTGACCAATTCATCAACTTGTTTTTGCGTATGTACTATATAATAATCTATATCTAGTTTATTTATGTACAAATAATATCTAAAAAGTTTTTCACGCAAAGCCCATGCATCGTTTGGATAGCCTTTGCATTCAATAATAAACTTATCACCTACAAAATCAGGTTTATAAGTTATTGCCCTATATTTCTTATCACCAAAAGTAAAAGCTGGAAGCAGTTCGTATCGTTGAGTTTCATACTCAGCTTTGATCTTCGACTCTTCCAGCTTCTTATATGTATATGTCTCAAGTTTGCTTTTAAACTTAATACCATTATACTCATTTGGTGTTGCATTGCGAATTTTGCTTTCGCTAGGCTTATTTCTTTTCCTCTACATCATTAGTAATAATTATTCCACCATCTTCAATTTCAGTCTTTAGATCTTTAAAGATACCTAATAGAGCTTCCATTTTACTGAGATCTTCTGGAAACAGTATTCCATTGATACCAAGTGATAATGTAAAACCTAAGGCAATAAAAGTATTGCCTACTAATTTAAACGGAAAAGCTAATGCTTTACGCAATCCTTTGGAAATATAATTAAGTGTATTCATTGTTTTATATAGTTTTTTATGAAATTTGCCAGTTTATCAATAGATACAAAATCATAATTTGCAAAACTACTATCAATACCAACATCTATACGAATGTGGTCAGGTAATTCTGCTGAGTTTTGTAAGTCTATTGAGCCATGACAATGACCGTGAAGCATTATACTACCTTTTTCAATATGTTCCCAAGAGAACATAGGAAAATGACACATAATTACTTCAATATTTTTTGGTAACGATGGAAACACAGTTTTCTTAAATGTCATATTCTTTATCTGAGTAATATGATTGAAGAAACATCTGTGATTATCTGATACTTTGTCATGATTTCCTAGTATAAGTACTTTATTTCCATTTAATCTCTGAAATAGTTTTCGTTTTTCATCTGTTGTTCCAAATGCAAAATCTCCTAGAATATATACAGTATCATGTTTATCAATTCTACTGTTCCACTTTTGTATCATTTTCTCTGTTACCTCTTTCATATTATTACCAAATATTTCTTTCCGTTTAGGATGAAAATCTAGTATTCTATCATGAAAAAAATGCCAATCTGCTGTGAACCATATCATTTGTTAATATTTTTAGTTAACCAATTTTTCACTTTATCAAATCCATTAGCTTTTATAGCATCAGATACATCTTTTGCTTTAAACTTTTTATGGATTAGCATACCTTCTAAGCCTGTTTTCTGGCTCATTTTACGGAGATATTTTACTCCAGCTTCATCTCTATCAAACAATATAATAATACGTTTAAAACGCTTCTTAAGTTGTTCTAGAACTCTATCAGGTATGAATGTAGATTCAGATGAAGGTGAGATAGCTGGTATACCCATCTCATATAGGCACATAACATCTTTCATACTTTTGGTTATAACAAGTATATCTCCTGTTTTAGGTAATTGTTTATAACCCTGAATGTCTAATTCAGTTAAGTTGTTACGCCATTTTGTATATTTATCTGCATATGGTTTATATATCTTAAAATGATTATATACCTTATATGCGTACATAGGATTTTCTTCTTTGTAAACGCTTTTTACTATGCCGTTACATAGGTAGTACTTTATACTACTTACTCCAAACCTCTTTAATGTTTCTACCTGTATATTAAACTGCTTCCAGTAATTGATGTCAGTATCGGTAAATTCCTGACGTACTACACCAATTACTGTTTCAGTTGACGGTATATATTGCTTAGAGCTATCGAGATGCGTACTACTAGTAATTTTAAGTTTGTTAACTATATCCTTTAGAATATCTGAATAATTAGTTAAACCTGTTATTAAGGATACGAATTTGATAACATTACCACATTCTCCTGTACCATGATCTTTAAACAACAATTGTTTAGTCTTTCTACTATAGAAACACCCAAACGATGGTGTTTTATCTTTTCTCAATGGAGAATTATAGATCATGCCAACTTTAAAATTGCCAATATACGCTGCATATATATCATACTCACTTACTCTAGATAATATATAATCTAAAGTAATAGTAACTTCTTCTTTTATTTTATTAGTGTCAAAAACCATATGATATATTGTTAGTGGCAGTGTAGAGATTTGAACTCTACAGTAAAGAAAAGCTGTATCTTACTTTCTTTACACCATGTTCCTGATACTCCGGAACTGCCATTAAAACGTAGGTTGTGTACTATTTCGTAATCACTCATTTTTCATAGTGCGGTACACTAACCTACGTGTTCGTCGTATTATGCCCAACGTGGCTGCTTTATATAAATCCTAACAGATTAGAAAGGTAGATCGTCAGATGGAGCTTCCGATTTGACTTCTAGAGGATTAACTACTACAGTCTCTTTATCGGATACTACTGGTTTAACGAATAAGTCTATACCTTTTATTTCTTTTATCATGCTTTCATTTTCACCTTCTTCATAGAATCCCATAGGGATATTCATAGGCTCAATTGCTGCAAAACTTACATAACTTGGAAGTGTAGTATATCCATCTTTATTATAAACAACTTTCACTTTCAACAATGTATCTTTATTTGCTGCATTTAGCATAGCAACTACCCAGTTAGTGAATTCTTTATAAGAACTACCAGTGAAGTTTAATACTTCTTTAGGATAGAAACATCTCAAGATACGATTAATTCTTGTAACTTGATTTGTTGCTTTATTCTGATTCTGTTCTTCAGTATCTTCTGCACGTTCTCTAGGTTCCCATTCTGTATGAACAAGTTCCTTACCATCTTTCTCGAATCTAAATTCAATGAAATTCTTTCCTGTTGGAGATACTGCAGTCTTCACTGACGTAAATTTAACATTATCATGAATACCTGCTTCAAGGTACTTAGTATTATTACTACTATTATTTAATGTTATTTTATTTGCTAAATCTGTACTATAAATCATAACTATTTGTTTTGTGTTTTTTATTCAGGTAAATATATCTTATTCCAATAAGTAGTGATTTCATTGTTTTCATCACTTTCTGCTACTACGATGTTCTTTCCTCTCAAATGAGGAGCTCTAGCTTCTATGACGGAGTTATCTCCACCTTCAAAAGAAATATGAGTTTCATTTTTCTTTCTATATACATAGCCGACAGCATCTGCTTCGCCACATATAATATTTGCTAGTGCACCTACTAGATCAAGAGACATTTCAGACATTTCTTCGCCATTCTTATTAATCAACTTATCTCTAGTATGACCAATAAGAATAAAGTTATCACATAATCCTCGGAACATGTCAATAACTTTTCTTACAGCTTGTCTTATATATAAATAACCAGACCCATTAGGCAAGGTTCTGAGGTCTGTACCTTCATACTTCTTGCCCATTGGAGTAGCTTTATATAACTGTATAGCAAAGCTCATACACATCTCTTCCAGTCTTGATGCATTATCAATAGTAATATACTTATAGGGTTTCTTACCTTCTTTTTTAATTTCTTCTCTTATTGCATTTGCAATCTCGCCTAAATCATTTACTGATCTAGCTTGAATAGCTAATGCCTCTAAGAATTCTGAACCACCTTCCAAATCGACAATAAGATTATTATCTAATTTAGATGCTAAGGTAGTTTTACCAGACTTTGGTTTGCCAAACAATATCAAGAATCTAGGATTCTCAATTCTGGCTTTTAATTTCTCTTTTGGTAATACAATCATAAAGCTAGTTTATTTTATGTATCCCTCTGATAAATATCTGATAATTTCTGCTAGTTATGGGATTTATATGTTATTAGAACCAACCGTTATTCTTTACTTTAATAGTAAGATTAATGATTGTTTTCTTTGTTTCAGGTTTCAAATAGTTCAATGAACCCGGAGTGATTGGAATGATATCGTATCCAATCTGTACGAAATTGTGGAAAATTTTAATCGGTGTACCGTAGATATCTTCGAAATCATAATCCAAATCAAATGGATAATTCTTCTTAGCATATGCATCAAGTGCATCCAATGCTTTAAAGAACTCTGTTTCGAGATTATAGTTGTCAATTTTGTAGCACTTTGAGGCAAGTGGACAGTTAGCACAAGTCTTAGGCAACCAGCTTACATTGTGTTTCTTACTCAAACCTAATGTAATAGTATCACCTGCACCTGCATATTCGATTCCAAAATTAGATTTCGGATAATCAAATGAACTGTCAATAGTCAGCCACGGATATGCTGTAATAACGCGTTCCATCAACGCATCTTTATAAATCTTTGCACTATTTTCTTTCTTCGGTAATGTAAATGTATATGTTTTCATAAATTCAGCCTTTTTAATTGTTATTACTAAAACGAAATCTTCTTTGCTGGTTCTTCATTTCGTATAGTTTCAATTAAATTATTGTATTTCAGATCGTTGTCGAATTCTAATATCGAGCATTGTCCAGCATCTCTATTCTTTATAAGATGCAGATAGACTTTGTTATTAACTGGTAAACGATTCGGTCCATACTGTTGGATATTTAGTAATTCTGGTCTGTGAATACAAATAACATAATCGGATGCATGAAATATTGTATCAGCAGAAGAAATATCACTACGCATTGGATAATGCATAGAAGGATTATTAATTCTATCAGGAGTTTCAATGTTACGATTCATCTGTGATAACTGTATTACAGTGGTATTAGGTAATTTCTTTACCTTAATAAACAGTTTCTGTAAATCGGAAATCACTTGCAGTGCTGACTCGCGAGATTGACCTTCAACAAGCAAAG